CCGATTTCGGTGGAGGTCAACGCAGCGAGTGCAGATGCACCGCCTGATTGACATGAGGAAAGAGCTGTTAAATCAGCCGCGAGCGTTTGAGCGCCAATGCTTGTACGTGCAGTTGCTCCAGTTTCGAGGACAAAATTAGAGCCATCACCAACGATGAAGCCACCATTAGTAACGGCCAGGCCAGCAATATCAGTGAGCTGGGCGTCAGAAGCTTGCTTCGCGTCTAGCTGAGTTTGAATGCTGGACGTGACTCCATCAACATAATTTAGCTCTGTAGTTGATAGCGTTGCACCATCAAGGATTGCAACCTCTGTAGAAGTAAGCGCGGCAAGAGCGGCTGACGCTCCAGACTGACAACTTGAAAGGTTCGTTAAATCAGCTGCAAGCGTTTGAGCCCCAATACTTGTGCGAGCGGTTGCGCCAGTTTCCAGAACAAAGTTGGAGCCATCACCAACAATGAAACCGCCGTTTGTTACAGCCAGGCCAGCTACATCAGCAAGTTGTTGATCGAAGGCTTGAACGTTTGCGCCGATTTCGAGGCCAAGGGCGCTTCTGGCAGCGGATGCAGAAGTTGCACCTGTGCCACCATCACCAACCGCAAGCGTTCCAGTAATGCTCGAAGCGTCCAGCTTTAAAGCAAGCTCGGCTGATTCAATAACAAGACCGCCATTTGCTTTTAAGTCGGCAGAAATTGTGCTGCCAGATTTCTGCAGGCCATCGCCTGCTGTAATTGCACCTGCACCAGAAAACTGAGTAAAACTCAGAGCGGTGGAGCCAACCGTGATAGTGCCGTCAGTAGTTAGGACAAAGCCTTGGTCCGCTCCAACAGTGCCCTGCTCAACAAAGACAAATGCACCAGAAGTAACTTCGCTGTCGGCGTCAAAGTCGCTTGAGCGTGCCCAGGTGCCGGACTTGCAGTCATAGATGCCGTTTTGTGATCCGGTGGACTGGTTTTTAACCAGAACACGCTCATCAGCAGAAACCGCGACCCCGTCAATCGTCTGCGTGCCAGACAGCGTGATGTTTGCCGTGGTGGCAACCTTGACTGAGCCTTTTACATCTAATCCGGTCTTGACTGCATCGACATAAGCTTTGGTCGCTGCATCTTGTGCCGAGGTCGGGTCAGTGACGTTGGTCAGCTTGTTCGAGTTGACGTCAATGTTGCCCGTCGGGGCAGCCATTTGATCGAGACGATTGACCCGAACACCAGTGTCAAAATCACTGATCTTTGTGTGGGCAATGCTTGGAATATCAGCAGCAACTAGCGACCTAAATGTTGGATTTGCATCAGACCCTGTTGTTGGCCCAGCAAGAACAAGGTTTGCGCCTTTCGCGTCGGTTTTGGAGATGAACGCGCCGGAGCCCCCCAAACTAATAATGGATGTCGCAACTCCACTGCCATTATCCCCGAAGCCATAGTACAGTTTAAGATCTGACTCATTAAAAGCCAGTTCCGAACTAGCTAGAGACGACGGAGCACCATCCGCCCCTGAAGCTGCTCTCTTCTTGATGCGGATGGTGTTGGCCATGGCTTAGAAGTTCCCGCCTTCTACAAGGCTGAGTTTAGTGGTGGTCGTGTCCGCCTTAAACTCCCCAGCTGATGCGGAGTAATAGACGATGCTGTCATTTACTTTAGCGTCACCATTGAAAACGAAACCAGCCGACGCCGGACCTTGCGGACCTGTGGTTGTGATTGAAACGGTGTTAGTCGTCGTGTTTTCAACGACCGTGGTTTTGCCGTTTGTCGTGACGTTGACTGCTGTCATGGCGACGTGTAGCCCTCAGACACAAAAATAATCCCTTCTAGGTAATACTCACGCAGCCCGCTGCCATTTTCCAGCAGAACGTCGTAGTACAGCTCATCTATAAACGTTGCCGTCTGCGTGTCTGTCAGGCTGATTGTCACCTTGCCGTTTGTGCGGTCTGTGTAGGCAACTGTAAAATCAGCATATTTTGTGGAACGCGACTTGTCCCAGGCCTGCGCGTAAAGCGTGTAACCGGTCAAGTTAATGACCGTGTTTGTGCTGTCTTTGAACTGCAGAATTAAGCTCCAGTCGCTTCGGCGCTGAAGAACGAAGTTATACGTCCCAGGATTAACGGCCATAACGCACCCCCTGAGATGAGTCTACTGTCTTCAAGAATACGGGCTAGCGCCAAGAAGGCTCGTGTCCCATGACGCCTTCAGTTCATCAGCTGTGGTTGCCGCGTCGATTGCAGAAGCAGCAGGTGCATCGCGCAAGGCTTGCTTTGCTGTGACAATTGCAGCAGTGTCAGCACTGGTTTCTTGAGCACGGGTGAACTCAAGATCTTGTGCCTGCAACAGAGGCAAGCGTGCTGCGCGAATTTTGTCGCGGTGGATGTCCTTTGCTTTGGACAGGTCAAATCCGATTGGCATGTCAGCTCTCCGTGTAAGTCCAGGCGTTGCGGAATGAACGGTCGCTAGGCACGTCCGCTACATCCACAATCTGATAAGCCTTGCCAGAAGGCACATCTTTGCGGGCAATAGCTTCAACGCTTAAGCCGCAGTTGTCTGACGGGATGATGACAGAAACGCCACCGTCGTTATTGGGGAAAATAATGCGCTTGTCGCTCATGGCTTAGTGGGCCAGGTAGGGTTTGCAGGATCGCTGGTGTTAGCGGGAAGATCCCGTAACGCCTGACGATAAGTCCGCATGTCTGCACTAAGAGTAGCGTCAGACAATGCCAGATAGTCAGTCTCGGCAATTAGCTGATTGCGCTTGGTGCGTAGATCGTCCCAAAGGCGCTGCCCATTAAGGCGTGTAATTTCTGCTGTTACTTCAGCGTCAGTTGGTTGGGTTTGCTCCGTTTCAAGCCAAGTAACGGCATCATCGGTCATGAAAAACTCTGCGCCAGGGCACAAAGACTTAATTGCATCAAAAGTGCTAGTCATCCTGCTACCTCTATGAGTGTGATTGATGAAGCAGCATTCGAGTTAAAAGCGTCATTGCCACTGTCCATGGTACGGTTTACAGCGTAACCATTACTGCTGTTTGTTGTCCTAATTTGCGCTTTATACGTCACCGCTGAAGTAGTAGAAGGTGAGTCTAAATAAGGGACCGTGAATGGATTTATACTGTAAAGAGTGGTCCTGATGTTCCACCAAACGTTATCGTCATGATTGGATTGTGTCCCAACACCCCCACCGAAAGCATTGAAGCTGCCGCTACCAATCTGGCGCACTAATCGCGCTAGAGCCGAATGATTATTTTCCTTACTAATTGCTAATTGTGGAAGAATAAGAATCTTGCTAGACGTTGCCGATGGAGTAATCGATGCGCTAAATAAGTCTGTATAAGAAGTTTGAGTGCCTGTAAAGGCTGTGGTGTTTTGCGTTGAAACAATCTGCTTTATAAAATTCAGGGCGGTGCCGCTGGTGTTTTGAAGCGCGTTGACTTTGAGGGTGCTCATGATTGATTAGCGAAAGATAGCTACAGAGGCAAATTCAACGTCAGTAAAGTTAGTAAGATCTAGGAACGCAACTTTTAACGTTGTTGAGGTAGGCGCTTGCCTTCCTCCGCCATCAACAGCGTTGTCACCAGATTTAATACCTGATACCGCAAACGAAAAATTTGCATCAGCCATAGCATTTGTAAAAGTTACGGTGTATTGTCCCGTAGCATTATCCGTAATGCTGCTGACGTTGAAATCTTCTCTAATGGCAACCGTACCAGTGCCATTAAAGTTGACCCATGCCTTTGCCGTGCCGGATGCAATCCCTGCAGGTGTCGAGCTGTTGTTGCCCGACGTGTCTTGAATAGTGGCGACCTTAAGTGTGCTCATGGATCAAGCTCCGAAAACAACGACAAAGAATAAATTTGAATCGACAAAACCGCTGCCGTGACTGGAAACCTTGATTGCTGCTGTGCCTGTTGTGATGCCCCCAGTAAAAGCGTTACCAAAAGCCTCGAATGAGCCACTACCATCTCCAGAATTGAACATCACTGGACAACAATCAGCCGCAACAGCGTTTGTAAAATTAACTTGATACCGTCCAGTTGCTAGATCAGTAATCGAGCTGACGTTGAAGCTAGTTCTAATAGCAACCGTTCCAGTGCCGTTAAAGTTGACCCACGCTTTTGCGAGCTGACCAATCTCCGTGCCAGAGCTGTTCTTGAAGACAGGAGCGCCACTCCCCGTGTTCTGTAAATTGGCTGCTTTTATCGTGCTCATGTCAGACCACCGTCCAAGTGGCACCGGAACTTACCGTCACTGTAACTCCACTGGCAATCGCTATCGGCCCTGCTGACATTGCGTTTAACGTTCCAGCCAACGTGAAATCTGTGGTGACCGATTGGCCATTGGTGGTAAAAATTTGATCAGTTCCGCCGCCAGTTGCACCCGCGCCAAGCTGCCCCCATGCTGAACCCGAATAACCCTCATACCGAGCGAGCGTTGAGTTGTAACGGATCATCCCGTTATTAGGGCTACCCGGACGCTGAGCTGTTGTGCCGACCGGGATGTCAATCGTCCCATTGCCGGACATCAGGATGTCGCCGCCAAACGTCGCCGTTCCGGTAAACGTTGGTGATGCAGCAAGAGCTAAGCCAAGGTTTGCCGTCCCAATGCCACCAACTGCACTGACGTTGACGTAGGCATTGTTTGCAGCATTCCTGATTTTTAAGGTGTTGTCCCCAGAATCGACGTAAAACTGGTTTGCAAACGTCGTGGCCGGATCTGTAGAACCGCTGTTGTTAGTCGCAATCGCAGACAGCGCATTATTAAGGTCGCCACGGAAGCTGGCTCCGCTTTGGTCTGCTAGGGAATAGTCATGTTGGCTCACAAGGCCCTAGCGCAGTGCTCCCGACAGTTTACGACTTGCCAAAGCCTGTCGCCATGTAGTTGAAATTGCGATCAACAATTGTGCTGCTGCTGTTTTTAAACGTCACTGTGAATCCCGTGCGAGAAATGCTGGACAGCTCAAAGAAATCGCCCGTTGCCATATTTTGCGGCGTAATGCCAATCGTTGGCAACGCACTATTTGCTCCGCCTAAGCTGCTCGTGCCGGTGAAAAACGCATTTGTAAACGTCACTGCTTTGGCCGACGTTCCGCTAGCAATCGCTGAGGTGCTCTGCTCTGTGCGCTGCTGCATCTGCGCCTTGTAACCAAGCTCATCCACAAGTATGTTTTGAGCCGCATTGGATGATGTCAAAACAGCCTTGAACTGAAAAGCACGAGCTTTTAAAACACCATTCGCCAAAGGCTGCCAGGCGCTGTATGTCGGAGAACCAGACGGGTTGTCGTTGGTCTTTCGCACGTAAAGTTCCGCATTAACTTGATCAACAACACCGCCATCAATATCTAACCAAGTATCAATCAACGCTGTTCGACTGTCCCAGGTATCGGTTGGATAGATACCGCGAGCTACTAAACGACGTTCTAGATCCAAGCTGTAAACGGCTTCAAGGTCCAACGTGTCGGCAAAAGCATATTCACCAGTACCTGCAGTCAGGCCATCGCTGTCGAGAATTAAAGCGTCATAGGTCGAGTCGTAAGTCGTGTCGGTTTTGCTGCCGCTAAATGGCGTTGATAGCTGATCTTCGCGTTGTGTTTTAACGCCAAAAAATGTCTGTGCAACTGGTTGATCAACAACGATGCTGGTTTCTGTTGCGCTTTTACGGAGGCCGTCATCCTCAAACTTGACCAGATACTCCCCCTCTAAAAGAGGAACCGTCGCCTCTGTAGCACTACCTGCAATAGCTGCAATTAGATCAGTGCTGTTGCTCCAAGTTGCACTGCCATCAGCCAAGTTGCTGTGACGAATATGGACCTTGCCGCTGACCTTTACGTCGAGATCAACGGTTTCATCCCAGCGCAATCGTGCGCTGTTGTAATTCAAAGGCTCCAGGGTCAAGTTCTGAACATTGCCTGGGATTGCTGTTTTGCCTGCAAGCGTGAATGTCTGGGTAGTCGTAGGCCCAGCTCTCCCCACGTAACTGCGCGGCGTTACTTGTATCTCAAAGACTCCAGCCTTTAAGCTTCTTACTTGCGTTGACTGCGCCTCAGTTTCAATTTTTTCAAAATTATTGTCATTCAGGCGATAACGAACAATAAAATCTGTAACGTTGGCCACGGGGCTTGACCAACTAATGTCAACGGCTGCCCTAACTGTCCCACCTTCTTCATACAAAAACTCAGCTGCCGACAAGTTAGTGACAGCAGTTGGCGTCGCAGTGATGTTTGTAATATCGCGTTGAGTCAGGTTTAAGTCTTGCTCAACCGCGTCGTAAATACTTTCATTGTATTTAATAGCAGTAACGCCAAAAGTACTGTCTTCGTTTTCCGCGACACTAATGACTCGAAACTGTTGAGATTGTATGTCTGTTGTTTGAATTAACCAAGGGGCAAAGGTTGCTGGGGCCTGGCTAAATGCAGAGCTGACGTTAATACCCGTGCCACTTATTGAATTAATGTCTCTTGTTTCAATTAAGCCGTTAGGCAAAATAACTGAAATAGTTGGGCTATTGCCCATGTTGACTGACAATTCTGTCGTGCTGTCGATCGTTATTTGGGTTGTAGTGGCTGATGAAATACGCCCGTTTCTTCTTGTCACACTTCGTACAGGGTCTGCAATGTCCACAACCATGCCAGGTCTAACAACAATGCCTGAATCAATACCAATGGCAAAATCACACGTCTCGTACAAATCTTGTTCGCTTAGCAGCGTCCATTTGCCAAGCCTGTTGGCTTGGCCTTGTGAATAACATCCAACTGCTTTGATGTCCTTGTTGTTGACGCCGTACTTAGCAACAGCATCAGCATTTTCAACGTACTCAAACGACACCTCGCCAAGCTCGTCGTAGTTTTGGTATGCAACAGTCGCGCAAGTGTGGCGGCTGCGAATTGATGACCCGGAATATGAAAACATCCCATCAATCACATTTGCCGGGCCAAGCGTGTACTGAGCGTCAGAAGGCTTGTCCTGCAGTAATACCAACGAACCAGCGCCGTAGTAAGAGATGCCCCTAAAGATGCTGCTCATCTCTTGGATGACATTATAAACTTCTTTGCGCTGGTTGATCAGCAGATTGCAGCTGAACCGTGGCTCTTGGCCGCCTTTGCCGTCATCGACAAGCGTGTTGCAAAATTGAGAAACAGAAAAGAAATCATACCGATCCAGCGATGATTCAGGCACGGAGCATCCATACCTTTCATTTGTAAGTAAATCCCAAAGGCACCAGGCAGGATCTGAAGTGAAGTGAGTGCCTGATTTAAATTCACCATTCCAGATCCCGGAATACGTGATCCTTCCAATATGCGTTGTTGTATCTACTGTCGCATTGCTTGGAATTTTGACCTTAATGCCACGGATCAAATACTTGCGTTGAGGAATGTTTTTGAACGCGCTTGAATCAAAACGCAGCCCAACTATTGCGCTGTTTGGGTAAGCCAGTTTGGCGTCAATAATTGATGTAAAGCTCTGCCAGTTAGTTACGTTTTGCAGTCTTGACGATGAGCTGTCAGCTGTGTTGCGTAGTAATTTGATATCTACAGGGAATGCGCCGGTAAGCGTTATTAGATAGTCTCGCTGATAGGCACCGCTGGCTTTGCCTGAAATAATGTCAGTTTTGACGGTGTTAAAGCCACCGCCGTTGTACTGAACTTGAATGCTAATGCTGACGCTTGTGCCGACAATATCTCCATCGTTTTCAATATTTTGCAGAGCAGGAATTTGAATAGTTACGCGGACACGATCAACATTTGAATCAGCAATTTGCCGCGTAATTGGCGAGGAATTTGTAAAGTTTACGCCGACAGCCGTTTCGTTTTCTACGTTGGCAAAAACGCCAGGGATATAGGTCTGTGATTGTGTGCCATTTCGGGTGGCAATAGTAAACCCCGAGAAATTATCATTCCCTCCAAGGTCTTCGACCGGCGTTCCATCAAGAAAGATGCTTTTATTTCCATCGTCTAAGCCTTGAATTTCTCCTTCGCTTAGCAGATCAAGAACATTCGCAAACTGCTTTGATTGCAGCGAATCATCACTTTCAGTCGGAGTACCGCCGCCACCACCGCCAAATTTGCCGCTACCGCCGCTGCTGCTGCCGCCGCCAGCACCTGCAATGTACTTTGATTTAGTCATGGTCAGACTTGATCAACGTCAAGGCCAGCGGAAATAACTGCCGATCCAACAAATACTCGCCCATAAGCTATTGGGACGGGGACTCCTTGGCGAACTGTGTTGCCAACCCCGCTGAAACTGTTTGATTCCAACTTCGATGCTTCTCTTGGTGGCTTGGGCACAGGCGAAATCATTTGAGCAATCCCGCCCAAAATTAAAGCGCCGCCAAACAAACCAACCTTTGTTACCAATGCACCGCCAAGGCCAATGCCAAGACCAGGGATAAAAACTGCAGCAGCGACCAGCCCAATTCCAAGCAAAATTGAACCGAAACCGCCACGACCAGCACCAATCAAAACGGGAGTGATGCTGAAAACATCTTGCTCACTCCACGGTGCAAACATGCCCGACATGTTGTCGTTGTGGACTTTTTGCTTGCCTACCGTGACGCGATAAGCAACGCCACGTTTTTCGCTGTCAATCAACCACCGCTCAAGTTGCGGGAAATTTGCAAGCAGAGCATTCATCGCTTGAGCAGGCGTGTCAGCGACAAACTCAAATCGAGTCTTGCCCAGCAGTTTGCGCAGTGCGCCGTAGACCTTAACGACTTTCATGCCTATGCCTCAAGGCGCAAGCTACGTTCTTCAAATAGTAGCCGCCTAGAACATCGCGACTAGATAGCCGCCCTTGAACGTGATGCAAGATCAACTGGTCGCCCAAGTAAATCGCCGCATGGTTTGCTACTGGCGAGACAAGATTCATGAGCAACGCATCGCCACGTTGCACCTCTGCAAGCGGTATTTGCCGAAAGCCTTCTTTTTCAAAGTTTTCTATGTAGAGATTTTCGCCATGCTCCCACCACTTGTTACGACGTGGATAATTACGCAGCTCAAGCCCAAACTCACGCTTGTACCAATCACGGCACAGGCTGTAACAGTCCACCACACCGTGTGAAAACTCACGCCCCACATAGGGCAACTCAAACCCTTCGGGCTCGCAGTAACCCCAGTTCTCAGTGTTTGGGTTGACGATGTGCCAAGGCAGCCCGCTTTGCTCACATGCAACGCGATCGGCTGGTGATGGATTGTGGTTCGTTGTCGGATGGCTGTGAATTACAGCAACGATTTCGCCTTTGTCCTCTACTGCTGCATAGTCAGCCGGGTCTAGGACAAAATGCTCATCCGGCGTATCAGCCAAGTTTTTGCAAGGGAAAAAACGACGCTTTCCCTTAACTACAGCCACCAAGCCGCAGCACTCTTTAGGGCTTTCTTTTTTTGCATGAGCCATGATCAGGCTCATAATTGAAGGCGGCAACATCATTTGAGCAGTCCTGCCCCAGGGAATGACCCAAAGGGTAGTTCGCCATTTTCGCCAAAACGTTTTTTACAACTGCTAAGCCGCTTGCCGCACGCATCCTGCGCCAACGATCCAACGCTGTTGTTATTTACATCAAAGAAATTGCTGCCGGTGTAGCTGCATTCAGAGCTGCGATACTGCCACTGACAAATGTTTGCTACAACCTGACGATTTGGCAATTCCTTGTTAGACAAATCAAATTTGCTTGCAAGCTCGAAGCTCACAACATCTTGTGATTCTGTGGCTTTGCGATCAACATAGTATTCTTCAACAGGAAAAGTTGCGTATGGATCAGCAGCTGACTGACCGTCAAGAAACTTTTTTAGTGTTCTTATTCGCTTAACCTTGGCCCCGGTCAAGTCATTACCTAATGTTACTTTGTTCACATCAAACAACAGTGCCGTGATTATTGAACCTAAATTTGAAACGGTTAACGTTGGTCGGGGAAGTTGGCCACCATTTGTGAACTCAAATCCTTCAGCTTTTACAGGGAAACGCGTGTAGGTGTTGCTATTCCAAGTAATGTCGCCCGTGACATCTGCATTGACTCCCGCGTGCCATCGCAAAATGTCTGAACTGCCGTGCAACGTATTGTCGTAATGCAGCTCAAATAATTCAATTATTGCATCTGGCGATAACGCAGAAAGATCAGCATAGATTGAACTAATTGCTGTCCAGACAACGGTGTTGTCGGTCAGCGTGCTGCCAATATCTGTAGGCCAATCAGGCTCCGAACTGCCTGACGTTCCGGCAGTCGAACACTCAAAAACTAAACCGCTGTTTTGTGATGTGGTGGCGCGTCTTACGTCACCAACAACAAAAGCGGTACTAGCGGCCCAAGCGGTGTAAGCCATTACGGTTCAAATACTTGGCGGAATGTTGTTTGGATTGTGGCGCGGTTCAAATAAGGAATCGACTTGCTCCACTGTTCACAGACAAATTTAGAGCTGCTGGCTTCACCGGGCGGGGTAAAATCAAAGCTCTCCATGTTGTTCGCGGCCCTCGCATCCAAAAACGTTTCAATTGTGTCAGCATCTGTTTCTGACACTTCAAACGTCAGGCTAAAAGTTTTGGGGTTTTGATTCAGGCCAAACGTCAATCTCTGACTAAATCCGTCGCCAAATTGTTGCCTCTTGAAGTTTGGGGCGCTGCTTTTTTGAGTGCCATAAGTTGGCGTGATTGAAGGAAAAGTGGCCATCAGGTTGCAAGTAGACCGCCAGGACGTTTCTGCTTAATTAGCTCGGCTTGAACTGCACTGCCAAGCATCTTGCCAAGCTGTGACGCTTGCTCCCCTTGACCCTCAACAGAAGAGCCTGAGGCATCAACGTTCACCACAATGCCCATGGATCCACCCATAGCATGGTTTGGAACAATACTGCCGCTACGGCTCGGAGTGAAAACTTCCGGCCCTCTTTCTCCGACCACATAAGAACGCCCAGCGTTTACAGGGCCGCCGTCAGCCCTAAATATGTCAGCGACTGCGCCAAGAATGCCACTGCCGCTGTTCTTGTCTTTGCCGCCAAAACCCCCAAGAGCAAATTTCATCAATTGGTTGCTGATGGTTTTTAAGACGCCGCTGGCTACTTCACCAAGTGTTTTAGTGCCCTCTACTGCGCCCATAATCGCGTCATGGACTCCGGTGCTAAGTGTATCGCCAATGCCTTTATAAATCTCATTTAATTTTTCTGCCTCCTTTTGTGCTTCCTTTGCAAGTTCAAGTTGCTTTTGCTTTTCTTCGGTAATGTCGAAATTGTTTTGCAGCTCATCTTTTAAAGCCTTAATTTTATCTTTGCTCAAAAGCTTGAATCTTTCTTCAATGTCTGCTTTAGCAAATTTAAGCTCTAGCTGTTTTCGCTCTTGATCTGTAGCTGTTGCGTCAAGTTCATTTTTTCTCTTGAGACTTGCTAAAAGTGCTTTAGCAGCCTTTTGCTGTTTTTGCAACGGTGTTTCTTTTTCAGTCGTTGCTGTTGTTTTGCCTCCAGCTGCCGCAAGGCCGCCGCCTGTTTGTTGTATTGCGTTGGCAGCTGATGCGGTTTCTGTTGATTTCTGCTGAACAGTTTCGACTGTAAATGTCGCAAGTTTTTCAGGCACTGCTTGAACAATTTCTTTAACGCTGTTTACTGCTGTTGCAATTGCTCCTACAACGTTTTTTGCTGCGCCGGTTGCCCCTGAAAGCGAGTCCTTAAGCCAACCAGGCAGAAAACCTTCAAAGCGGTTGATAATTCCTGCAAGCTCACTAAACAGCCCGCCGAAAAACTTCACAACATTAGTAACCGCTTCGCCTGCGTTACTGACAAATCCACCAAAGAAATTGCTTGCAGCTTGTCCAATTTGGCCAAATATCCCAAAAAGAAATTCTCGCAATTGACCGTAAAGGTTAAATAATTTTCCAATTGGGTTGCCTAAAGCTTTGTTTATGTTTATTCCTAAATTAACAACAACACCAATTAGTTTCGCAACAGTCTGAAAATAAACCGAAGCGAACGCAGTCACTTTTTTAGACAGAGTGTCAAAAGCACCTAAAACTTTTTTCCATCCTTCTTCTAATTCAAAGGCAATGTTTACACCTTCTTTCAGAGGAGAAAAAGCATTAGCAATTTTTTTTGTGGCGTCAATAAGGCCTCGTAAAGGGGCCAAGTACAATTTCAAAGCAGCGCCAAAGGCCTCAACGGTCACTGCCGCCACCTGGAATGTGCCTTTAAGCAGCTCGCCCAGCTCTGAGCCACTGGCAAAGATATTTGTAAAAGCGCTTTGCAGTCGATTAAGGGCACCCTTAATTGTGTTACCTGCTTCAAAAGCAGATTTGGCGGCTTCGCCCTGAGAATTGCGTTGGTTCTCAACTAGCTGGTTCAGCTTGTCAAAGTCGTTCAATAACGGCTGCAAAACTGGGCCCGCTTCTGTTCCGAAGGCTTTAAGAATTGCGCCCGTATCAGCTCCAGAATCCTTGATTTTTTTCAAGGTGCCAACGAAGCCATCAGCTGCAATTGAGTTGGCGTCAATATTGACCCCAAATTCTTTCAGCTTTTCTCCGACTCCACCAGACGCCAACTGGGCAAATGCTGTTTTAAGTGCTGTAAATGTGACTTCTGCACCAGTACCTGTGCCAGTGATCTGAGCCACCGCTGCGTTTACCTCATCTAGGCCAATACCCAGGGCCGCTGCGACGGGAGCAACCTTTGCGATGTTGGCCGCATATTGACCGATAACGATCTTGCCGTCGTTTTGCGTCTGAATGAACTGGTCAGTGATGCGCGACGCTTGTTCTGCCCCCAGGCCATAGGAGTTGAGAACCGAAGTAGTGGCGTCTGCCACGGTGTTTAAATCAGAGAAACCACCAGTAGCCGCAAGGCTCGAAGCCTTCAGCACCTGCGAGGCAGAGGCCGCATCATTGAAGCCAGCAGAAGCCACGTCGTAGGCCGCCGCAGTTAGTTCAACAACACTGGCCTGGCCCGATAGTTCACGGCTTACATCACTTAGGCGGCCCTTTAATTCCTCACTGTTAACGCCAAGCGTGCGGACCTTTGCTTCCGCAAAGTCTTGCTCAGCCAACGTCGAAAAGGCAGAAGTAAGGACACCCGCCGCTGATGTCAGCAAAGCGATGGGCCCTAATGCTGCTTTTAAAGCACCGCCTAAAGCCGCAACACCTGGGACCGCTCCCTTTGCCGCTTTGCCAAAAAACGCAGACGCAACGCCTGCACCCTTTGCAGACTTACCCGCATTGTCTAATGCGCCTTGGGCACCCTTGGCTTTATTTTTTAGCTGGTCAATCTGTGCCTGCGTCCCCTTGATGGCAGACTTCGGCTGAGAAAAATCAAACTTGGCTGTAAGGACTGTTGTGCTCACATCAGCCAGTTAACTTGTCCCAGCTTACCGCCGTTGCTGCTTGGCGCGATCCATTGCCTTCTGCTCCTTTTCAGCCTTGAGTTCGTGGTAGGCAGCAAAATAAATAAGCTCCGCATCGGTCAATTCGTTGCGAAGCCTGCTTACGGTCATGCCTAATTCGCAGGCCAGGAAAAACTCAAAATAAGCCCAGCTGTCCTGCGTTAGTCGTTTTTTGCGTCTTGCAAGTCGGCATCATCGCCAAGCCCAAACAAGAACAACTCAAGGTCATTCAACACATTCTCAGGTAACTGACGCTGCAGCTTGGCTACATCAGCAGATGCAAACGCCTTAGTGCCGTCCTCAAGCTCAGCCATCTGACACAGCATCTGCGTGCTGATGTCTAAAGCCTCATCGGTGCCTGACAAGGCTTGAGCTTTTTTGCGGTCAGCGCGTGTGATCGGTTTGAAAAACAGATCTACAACTTTCTTGCCTTCAGCGTTTTTTAGTTCAAACTTCCGACGCTGGTTGAGGTCAAACGCCCCAACCAGTAGATCAACGGTGCGATTTCCAGCGGGCATTTAGACGACAGATTTGTCATCTAAACTATAGCCTTATCACTCAAGATTAGAAGTAATGGTTCCGCTGGTGATGAAGTTACAGGACACAATCACCAATTCTCCAACAGTAGAACTGATTTCCATGTCGGTGATAATCCCGCCAAATGCGAGCGAATCGGTGCCGTTTGTGTTGCCGGTGGTGAACAACTCAAACGAAGCATCAGCCGCGTCCCCAGTCTTAATCACATCTTCGATCAAGCCGGATTGGCCCGTAGCGTCTGGGTCATAAACCAATTCAACAGAGCCTGAACCACTGACCAAGCTCCCGACAAATTGCCGGGTTGTGTTCCCATGCACGGTGGTATCAAGTGTTTCTTTGGTAATTGACAGGCTCCAGCTGCGAGTACCGACAACAGTGGCAAGACTGCCGCCGCCGGTCTCAAATTCAACTGAACCAGCTTCGCCGCGAATGGTGGCCATGGTCAGAGTTCCTCGATGAATTCAAAGGTCACAGAGACCCGTGTAACAAAATAGCCTTCAGGTTCTGGCGATGCCAGCGCCGTGGGGCCGATTGGGGCGTCGAAGAAAACCCCCGACACGTTGACCCTATTGTAAAGGTTACGAATCCGATTTCCAATCTTGTAATTAGCCCCAGGGCCTACCCCTTTTCCTGAAAAAATATTGATCACAAGCAACCCCGTAATTCGGTTGCGGGCGTTGGTGGACAGGCCGTGGCTCAGATATTGATTAGAGCCAAAGGACGTAAGACATTGAACCCAGGTGCTATTTGGTGTTGGCTCAAACGCCATGTTGTGAAACACCACTGGGACAGGCTGGGGCTTCACCAACTCATCAGCCAAGCGGCCCTCAATAGTGGCGCGTACTTCGTTTAGATCAGCTGCAGCCATTAGATCTTCCCTTTCCTTTGTGCGTCTTTAACAGCATTGTTGAAACGCCTCTGCGAATCAACCTGCAGATCTTTTGTGATGCGCTCTGGAAAGCCTGCCTCTGTGGCCTGCAAAGTCTTGAAGTTTCCGCCCCATGAAGGTGGAAGGCCGGTGCCCATACAGACCGGTTCGGCATATTCCACGGCGTTGTGAATGTTGTAAACGTTGCCGATTTTCTCAGTGCCTGGTTGGTAGTTGATGCCCTTTGGTTGTGGGATGTTTCCTCCTTTAGCCGACGAGTATTCGCCAGGTGGTTCTGATTCACCACTTATGGCGTTTTCACCAATCTGCCAACTTGCCCGCAACCTGCCAGTTGTCGATGGCGTTGCTTCTTTTAACAAAGCGTCGGCTGTAAAGACTGTTTCTTGCGCGAAGAAGTCCCCTAGCTGGTTCAAGTAGTCGTCAACTTGATCAAAACCAATCTGTTTTGCCATCGTTAGGCCCTCAAAAACAGGTCGTAGGCAATGTCTACACCATTTAACTGCTCTGTTTGCACCTGAATGACTTGATAGACCACGCTGCTGATCACCACGCGATCCTTGGTCTCAGGGGCTGCCGACACGTCAACCGCTGAAATTGTTAGCTTTTTATCCCCGGCCTGAATCAGTTGGTTGGCCTCGCGCACGTTGACATCAGCGACCACCCCTTTAATTGCTGTGTCTGACACAGACTCGTTGACGGTGCCCGAAGTTGCGTTGTAAGTGCCACCAGTCACCACGCGCACGGTTACATCCCCAGCAAGAACTGTGCCGCCAATAATTGGGGCCAGCTTGGCCGCCAGGATGTCACCGAGAGCCATTAGAGCTTGTAAGCGATAGCAGCACCGCTGGTCAGCTGAATGCTAGTAAACACGCCGTAAATAACAGTACGGGCCACAAAGGTTTCCCCAGCAAGTGAGTCGCCCGTATAGCTAGCCGCAGTGATTGCATTGATCACCGTGTCTTCTTTGAACTGAATCGCCCCAAAGCGTCCAGTTCTTGCATCTGTTCCGGTGATTGACTCACCTTGGCAGCCCATGTGCATTGGATCAGCTCCGTTTGACAGAAATGTTGCCTGGTCCACTGATTCTAAGGCTGTGCAGATATCTTTCAAACATGGGCGGCACGCGATCAGCTCCCACTGAACCGGTCTTATCAGGCACGACCGAAATACTGCCCACCTGAACGCTCTTGAAGTCTTCAAGGCCGCCCAGGCTGATGCCGTCTTTATTGCTGTGCAGGTAAACCGCTAACTCAATCTGAGCGTGTTTAATCTGCGGGGGAATCTCTGTATCGGTGAAGAAATCATCGGCGATACGAAAAGGAAAACCCGTTGCGTAGGTATTGATATAGGTCGAAGGCTTTCTGACACCTGTACGCGGCCACTCAAGCGCCTGCGTGTCGGTTGCCCTGGCCCCTAGAAATCTTTCACGGTCAAGCCGTTGTGTGGCAGCTGTCAGCGCACGGTTGCGACTATCAGCGTTGCCTGAGCCCCACTTGTTCGCATCAGTGCCCAGCACCATGGCGTCAACGTAGGCGTCAGCTTCCGCGAGCGTCATGTAGCTGTTCGAGCTTGCCCCGCCCGCTGTTGCGACGATTGTTACTGCCATTGGCCTTGCGGGTGGTGGTCTTGGGTTCAGTCTTAGCAGGGGCAGAGGCCACCGCTTGCGCGGCAGCCTGCTGTTCCCTAAGTCGCTTAAAAGCGAACAAAGCCATCAGCTAGAAGCGCCCTTAAGCGCAACAAAGTTAATGACGATCGCCTCTGACAGCGACCCAGAAGTCACGTTTGAAACGGTCAGGTTGAAAGAACCTGCCGCCATCGTGTTTGCCTGCACCAAATAGCTGCCAGCAGTTCCGGCAGAGCCGTGAACAGCAACGACAACATCTGTTGCAGCCACCTCGCTGTTGGTCACAGCGAAAGTGGCTTCAGCGCCTGCACCAAGGGCAGCGCCGTTCATGGTGATTTGACCGGATGCAGCGTTAATCGTTACGCCGGTCGTCTTGTTGGTGGCCTGGGTAACAGTGCCGCCAGTTGTCGGGCCAATGAGTTTGCCCGCTGTTGCCTCAAAAATGGATGCCATGGTTAGTACCTCCTGGGTTAATCAAGGGAGCTAACAACGGTCGAGCGGACGATCCCAATGTTCTTGGTTTCGTACACCTTCGACCAGTTGCCCACGGTTTCCAGCTGAGCGCGAGTTGGGTTCACCGTGGTCACGCCCCACTTGGCACCGATCGGGTGGTAGCAGTACCCGAGCGAAATTGCAAGCGCGTCTGACAGGGATAAAATATCGCGGTCAGTTTCGGTCCTGAGCGCAGTGACCTCAGATCCGCCAACAGCGCCCTGAGTCATGAAGTAAACGGCGTACTCCTTAGAAGCACCGCTTCCGTGGGTTTGCACGTCATCGCTGACCACAACCCGCATCCCCATGAAGACCGGAACAGTGGGGTTGCCAAATGCACCCGCAATCGAACCGCCGCTTGCGGTTGCGCCTGCAGCGGTATCCCCTGCAGCGACGAAATCGACGGCCCTTCTTTCGACAAGCTCGTAATAAGTCGCGCTGTGCATGACCACAGCAGCCAACTTGTCGCCTTGATCGCCCAAGAGGTTCTTGGCACGTGCGACGTGGCTAGGCGTCAATGAGGTTGGTGTATCGCCAGACTCAGAATCCAAACACAGGCCAAAGAAAGCACTGCTGGAAGAGTTGTTATTCAGCGATCCGAACACACCAGACAGACAGGAAACAAGATCCTTCTGCTTTTGGTGGTTGACGTAGCGGGCCATTTTCTGGCCAATCGCTCCGATGGGGTCGGAGCCAGATGCCAATGCTGCAAGGTCTCTTGCTTCAAAGGCCCTGCCTCTACGAAGCAACACGCCGATCTGGCGATCTGCTTCGATTTTGCCTGGTGTCAATGACGTGCTGTCGGTCAGCACCTCAAAGTCGCCAGAAAGGTTTGCCTTATAGAAAGGCACGGAAACAAAGTCTCCGCTGCCATCGCCGGAAGTATTTAGCTCGGCCATCGGTTGCACCACACCCGACTGCAAAAATGCGTCGGAACGGGTCGATTCCTCGATGACGTAAGGACTAAATACCTCGGGGATGATCAAATCTGACCGAAGGGTGGCCATGATCTCCTGAAGTAGTGTTTACGGTGTGGGCGTAACCCGATTGGCTCGGCGTAGCGTTGCCAGTTGATTCATATTAACGCTCGCGCAAACGTTTTTCCGCTTCAGCTTTGTAATTCTGCCAATTCTCAGGGTGCTTTCTAATAATTTCACCCAAGGCCGACATGTTGATGCCGCGATTGATGCCGCCGACGGTCAAGTCACGAAGCAAATCAGGATCTAGGCCACCGCTTGATGCACTACGCGCTGCAGGTGCGCCACCGCCCTGGGGCTTTGGAGCCTTCTGCACCCACTCCGGCACGTTGTTCCGAGCCCAATCAGCAACAGGAATTCGCTCATAGCCATCAACCACCACTGGGCCATTGTTGCCCTGCTCAATTTCCATGTCCTTCAAATAATTCCGCATAACTAAGTCAGGGTCATGCACAACATCTGACAAGGCGCTAACTGCAGGCGCAGTCAACTCAAGATCACGTACACGGGTCTCAAGCTCTGCAATGCGTTCATCTTTTTTGGTGCTGTTTTCGCGAAACTGATGCTCTCTGGCTTGCAGTGCTTCGCTGTATTTGCCCTGTGATTCCAGTTGTTCTTGCTCTGATTTTGCCTTGAAGTCCATCAATTCTTGAACATTGACGCCTTCAGGCACTGATTTGGATTTTTTTAATTTACCAATCAGCTCGTGATTTTTACGCTCTAATGCTTCGACACTGCTTCTAAGCAGATCCAATTCATTAGTGTCTGCTGTAGGCGTAGCCTCTTGCAGTTGTTCTTCGGACATAAATAACCCGTAAGGTTAATTGCAACCCAAATGTACTACCAAAGAAATTTATTTGCCCAATAAGCCTTTGAGCTTGGCCCGCGTTTAATGTTTTGCGCGTGCCGGGCTTTCCAATTTTTGCGTGTTTCAGCAGCGGCTTTGCTTTCACCCTCACGTTTGGGGAAACGCTTTGCACCCTGCAGGCCAAACCTCAGCAGCTTTTCTTTGCCGTCAACCTTGGTGACTACCGCAGCCGCATATTTGGGGTGCTTTGTGGTCATGATCGGTTTGTTGAGGCCCTCGAAACGGTGGCCTCCTTTTTCAATATTGGCCATTACTTCCGTTTTCTTGTGCTTGCCTTGGGCTTGGCCTTTGATTTTGGCCGCAACAGGTCCGCATCTGCCTGCCGCGCTTTGCCTTTGCCGGTCACAAAACTGTTGACCCGGCCCATGGCCCAA